GTCCACTAGGTCAAGATGACCCCCACGTGTCGGGATGATACTTCGGCTGGAGTTCATGCGTGACAGACCCACCGCTCCTGCAGCGGCAGTCCCTGTCACAGTAATCTGCTCCAGAGTCCATATCACCCGGACTCTCTCCTATCTAGGAACGTGGTCTCCGGCTAAGGACTCCCTTACCCTAAGGGTGAAGGGGGGTAGAGCTAGCCGGAGAAGGGGAACCAGGTGGGGCGACTGAATGCCCCCAACCTCTGGAACCACCTTTTCCTAGATACCGAAGCGCTCCCGGACGTGGGCTTAGTGGAAGTTGGAATGTCCACTAGGTCAAGATGACCCCACTGAAATCTCTCTCCCATCGAAACTCCCAGGGCAAGATGCAGTTCATTGCATTCATCGGGAGAAGACAGCCGGGACGGACGACCGATTCGGCGAGACGAGTCCATTTCCAATAGGATCTGGTCCAGTCTCGAATCCAGTCGCCCTCCCGATCATCGTCATTCTCTAGAGCCGTGCATGAACGACTATTGCCCCAGAGTTGTTTCGACAGGAGAGAACTCTCAACTCGGCACTCCTCTTTGTCCAAGAGGATGGATTTCTTCTCGTAGGGAATTCGGAGTCTGTCGCATGAATCCTGGACCGCCGCAATTGCCGCTGATGCATAGAGGGGAGATCCGGACATTCTGATCGAATGCCGGATCTGCTCCTCATGCGGATGCGTGAAGTTGTGGCAGGTCAGGAATGATGCGATACGACGGTGATGTTCCCGAATGAGGCTCTCAGGATCGCGATCCGTAGGAAGGCCAAGGCCACCCTTCGACGGATGTGAGAACCAGGAGACCGGAGGAAGCTGCTGAAGTAAGGGGAGGGCATAGCGGAGACTCGAGGAGTAAATCCTCGACGCCATGTCCCTACCGAACCCTTTTGCAGCCTCACGCATCTGATCACCCAGGTTGTATGGCGACCACTGACATTCCGGTGACCTCATCCACTCCGATAAACCCCTTCGGGTTTGTATGGGAGAGGAGGGTCCCCGGATGAGTCCGAGCTTCAAGGTGGGTACCAAATGTGGTAACTCCCCCCGGAAAGCCCGGTCCCAGTCGGTGGGCAACTCGTACATCTGGGAATTGATCATAGCGTATCTCCGGCTCACATAGTTCTTACCCATCGATGGGATAAGGCCTGCTTGTGCCATCCTGCGAGACCACTCTGGATACGCGGCAGGGGGAATGCAGAAGAGTATGTCATCTCCATTAACCTTGAGTGGTGACCACTCGAGGGGGATATACATCTCATAAGCATCCTCCATCACCGCGCGAGTCTCCGCAGCGTTGCAGAGATTAAGGATGGGGAAACTCAGAAAGGAGCCCATTAACTGGCCCCACGTCTGACGATCCCCGTCCTTCCAGGTGTGTCCCGTTAGAGACCTCTGGAGAAGAACTCTATCCTCAAAAGGAACTCCTTCGAGTCGGCAGAACTCGTCCATGGCAGACTGGGCGAGGTGGGGGTGCAACCGATCCGTCGCCGCGTCGTAATCTCCCGAAACCATAACAGAATGGATACCAGTGAGTCTCGGTATGAGGCAACACTGTTCAACATCATGTTCGGTGAAAGGGGACCCGACGAGGCGGAAAGTATCGGTGCAGGCCAACATCTCCCAGAGACCCTTCTGGTAACGCCGGGCCAATTGATAGGGCACGGCATCACCACAAGAAACCACTCGGACCTTAAAGGGTTCGAGAATGGGTTCCGAACGAACACTTATGTAATCAAGTGTTCGGGGAAGGGTCTCCATGGCGCGTTTGACTTCATCGGGATCCGTCTGGGTATAAATATACTCCTGGCGAGAACCACGATAGTCCAAGACGCCGACAAGGAAGGGAAATCCAAGAGGGGACTCAGGATCAGAACCTAATAGCTCAGAGAACGCACCTCCTTTCTTTCGGGAGAAATGAAAGGAGGCATGGGTTGTCGGAAGAGGGGTACGGCGATGAAACCGCCACCCCGTCTTCCGAGCCATAGCGTGGACCTCACGGACTGTCCGACGGACCTGCCACTCCATCTCCGAGAGACGATCGTCGAATCCAGGCAAAATCGCTGGATCCGAATCGGTCGCCGCTAGAGGGTGGAGGGACTCGTCAGTCAGGAGTTCGCGGTTCCTTTTCAGGACCCGCTGAACCTTGTAGTCTAAGAGGGGATGAGCTACATCTTTTACCCGGTAAAGGGAGTAAAAGAGGGACTGGTCCTGGGTCCTCCTCCGATGGCGGGCCCGCATCCAAATCTTACGATGCAGGCCCCCGAGGAAGAGGGTGCCAGGTATATGGTTCCAGGAAAGATACTCCGGGAGGGGGGGAGTCTCACTCTCCTGACAGATTGCGAGGAGAGTCGCCGTCTCAAATTTGAGATAGGACTCCATCTCGCCAATCAGTCCGAAGGAGAAGAGCTTCCCTACCAATTGGAAGAACACCTTACGGGACATGTCAAAATTCTTCTCATCGAAGAAAAGAAGACATTCCTGATAGGCATCTGCCATATGGAGAGCCCTCTCGTAGGCAATCCGGAACCAGTTACCAAGAGAGTCAGTTTCAGTGCATGGGTCATCGACAATTCCTTCCGTCCGGGCCGCCTCCCACTCACGTAGGAGACGTTCTTCGATCCGCGTTGGACCCCAGTAAGCCCCAAAGATTTGGGAAATTCTACCGGGAAGCCAACTGTCGTCGGTTCGAAGAGGCGCTTTGCGGCGCTGGGCGACCAATCCAGCGAGAGCACGAGTCGATGTTTCGAGCTCTACCCTTTGTTGTGGGTACTTTAATAGATCCATA